TTGGTATTCCAGGGAAAAGGTTTATAGATCCTATCCCTATGACGACCAGTATGGGTTTTCCCGTATTTGGTCAAAAAAAGTAAACATTTCAATGAAGTACGAGACGGAGAAATGTTGATCTCTCGTAAACCTGATGAATCTGTGAGAGCAGAGATGGGGAGGTTATATGAGAGTTGGGATAAAGGCGAGCGTGCCTATCCCGTTATGTCAGCTACGCTTAAAGATGAACCCACACCTATTGGTAAGGAGAAAGTACGGGTTTTCCAAGCTGCACCTGTAGCTTTTGGTTTATTTATTCGAAAATATTTCTTACCAATTGCTCGTTTTTTGAGTTTACATCCATTAGAATCGGAAAGTGCTGTTGGTGTTAATGCCTTCTCAAACCAATGGGAGGAATTAATGAATCATGCACATAAATATGCTGAATCAAACGAGGTTTTAGCATGGGATTATTCTAAATATGATGTAAGGATGAATTCTCAATTAACTCGAGCAGCTTTATGTTGCTTTATAGAATTAGCCGAGATTGGAGGGTACAATAAACAAGACCTTAAGATTATGCGTAATATGGTCGTAGATTTAGTCCACCCTTTGGTTGATTATAATGGTACAATGCTTCATCTTTTTAATATTAACACTTCAGGTAATAATATTACTGTGAATATCAATGGAACAGTCGGATCACTTTATGTACGTCTTGGATTTTTCGATGCATATCCCAACGCTGAAAATTTTCGAGATAATGTGAGTGCTATGACTTATGGTGATGATTTCACAGGAAGCATTAAACCAGAGTATAGCGGGTTTAATTTCATTTCCTATAAAGCTTTTTTAGCTGAGCATGACATTAAAATCACTCTGCCTGATAAGAGTGACGAGGAAGTAGCATTCATGCGATCCGAAGATGCTGACTTCCTAAAACGACAATCTAATTTCATACCAGAAATTGGTCGTTCGATTGGTAAATTGTGTGAAGACTCCATCTTTAAATCACTTCACGCTAATATCCAATCCAAAACTGAATTACCTGAGCAGGTGTCGTCAAGTTGTATAGAGACGGCCATGCACGAGTGGTTCGCACATGGAAGAGAGGTATACACAATGCGTCAGCAACAAATGCGTCGTGTTTGTGAACGTGCCAATCTTCCTGTCCCAGCCGTAAATATCAGCTTTCAAGAGCGGGTTGATCATTGGCTGGAAAAATATAGCTCGAAGTCCGTATAGATATCTAGATGTATTGAGGAGATACGGCAAACAAAATTTGTGTCTAATATTCACATATGTATAATACATTACATATAAATATATAAAATCCTGTAACAAATTTTGGACGCGGTTCACAGTGTCGAAGTCAATCAAGTGAACAAGGTGATATGAGCACCTTAAAGGCTCATAGTCTATGTGTTTCCCCTGACACAAAGACTTATGGAATATGGGGACTTCTCGCTTCAGGTATTGTTTATATCTGGTGTGCACTTATCACAGATTATAGATCACGGAAAAATAGTGATTGTGATACTCACACGCATATCCAACCTCAAGCAGAGGAGCTGCAAGTCGGCCCGGGATCCGATAATACAAAGTCCCAAAATGTATCATTCAATGATACACATCCAGGATACAAGACTGATATTCTGGGTGCATTTGATGAAGTTCGGTCAGCGCCATTGGCATCCGATGCAACATTAGATGAATTTTTCAGTCGTCCCCTTCGTATTGCATCTTATGATTGGGGTGTTGGAACAACTTTGTCCGAAGTTTTTAACCCCTGGAATCTTTATTTTTCCAATCCTCGTGTTATTAATAGGATTGCGAATTATAAACTTTTGCAAGCGAAGTTACACGTCAAAGTGTTAATTAATGGGAATTCTTTTCATTATGGGAGGCTTCTAGTCTCTTATTACCCGTTACCTACACTTGACGAAATGTCGGTTACTCGTTCTTTTTACGATGTAGATAATGTGGGAGATACACAACGTCCTCATATTATGCTCGACCCAACCAATTCTCAAGGTGGAG